GACGTAAGTGCTGTCCGGCATAAGGGGGGCAGACCCCACTCCCGCGGGATGCAGCGCCTTAGCAAGCCACGCAGCGGCTTGACCTTCAACACCGAAGGGTGCCAACCGCTCATGCAACTGAGCGGCGAAGACAGAAGACTGAGTAGTCGACATGCTGTGTAATGTGATACACTAGCATGGGTCGGGGCGTGAATCCCGTGCGAGCTTACCCAGCGGGTGCTGTCAACACCCGGTCGGGCAGGTCGGCGAGGTCAACTTCGCAGATCCTGTCCAAGATGCCGTGTTTCACTACGCCTAGACGGCCGGCAACCCCCCGCAGCGTTCTCTCTGCGTCCTCCACGTCGCCTTCGCTGACTCCATACCGCTGACAAAACCAAGCAAGAATGGTCGGCTTGTCATAGACAACGTCCGACTTGTACAAAAGCCCGTACTTCTTGCCTGTTTCAACGATATTTCCCCCGGGCACGTCATTCGCGTCCAAGAAAGCCCCGATAACTGGCATCCCACCGCAGGTCCTCTTCAGTCCCGCGACGATTGAATGCCTGAAATCTGCAAGCCTCTTAACACCCGGAGGGTTGACTGACCAGAACAACCTAGCCAGCAACCTTCCGGGCTTGGGCACAAACGCCAACAATCCCGGTTGATTATTGCACCAAATGCCGGAAATGAAAGAGACATCGGCGACATCACGGAATTTCCTACTCTCAGGCACAATCCCACAATTCGCTTCTGCATTCCTGAGCGCAACTTCATCAAAATCATGTGGTATAACTACGAGACAATCGTCTCCCGCGACGATGATCTCTGCCTCATGAATACCACAGTCTAACAATGCTTGGTACGTCACCAGCATGTTGACTATGGAATTCCCGACCGTCGTGTCGGCATGGCCAGATTTCATCGTCCCGTCGAGAGAATAAACCAACATCCCCTCGGCGGTTCGAGCGGCACCACTGACTTTGAATGAACGGTCGAGTATGGATAGCGCTGTTGCATCCAACAGCTCATAACACCTACGTTTCAACCGATAGTGTTCCACACCCTGCGTTGCATCCCAGTTCTTGCCATCTCTCTCATAAAACCAACACCCAGGCATTTCTGTCAGCACATCACTCATCCAAGTGGACAGCTCGGCATCACTCATACCACTAGCAAAAGTGATACGAATGCAATTGCCCAACTCACGTCTCCGCAGCAAACGACTCAAACTCTTCTGGAGCCTGTACACCTCCGGTGACACCTCCAGTTGCGTTGACATCGTACGATAGAACTGGATTGCACGCGCCTTGCTCGGGAGACTCGTGTAAACCTCATACTTGACCATGGCTTTCACCTTATGAGGGCACACGTCCTCCAATTCAGCAGAGCGAATGAGCAGCGCTTGCTTCGCCGCCGCCCACTTGTGCAACCAATCTTCGTCTGAGAAGACGCACGTCTCAAGCACCAGTTCCCGGAACAACAGGGGAACAAGAGAGTCCAACAGCGCACTGGCATGGGCAAAATCAGTGGTGGGGCGGGGCCGTTTAACACCGTGTCTGTTGCATATCGCATTGTGAAGATTACAACCGCAACGTCTGCAGGAATACACAACTTGTGTGCTCAAACCTGTGAGCGTTGCTCCACTTTGCGCTTGCGACATACACTCGCCATACGGCCTCGCACGGATCTTGGTGGTCGGGTCCAACTTACCTTGATCACCGTATCCCAAACAAATCGTGTCTGTTGTCAACGCGGCCAACTCGTTGAACCCACGAGTCAGCTCAAGACACGATTCCACCATCAGGTGCCCCCACTGGTCCAGCCCGCCGGCGCGTCATATGACCGCACGCGGAGCCGGCAGCCCCAACACATCGTGAATCTGCCCCGCGATGCCCATTTGGCCCGTGATATCTGCCAACGCCTGCCTACGCAAGCGCAGGCGGCGATAAGTTAGGTACCACGAGCGAACTAGGCGAATAGCGGATGCGATGCACACTGCGGAGAAGAGGATGGTAGTTGAAGTACTACGGTGCCTTTCGGGGAGCGCGAACGCGAACAGCAGAGCACCACACGTCGACAGGCAACAACAAGCCATCATGACGAGGTTTTCCACCGAATTCGCGCGCGTCCACGTTGGAGCTGCCGCAATAGCATCTTCCCATCCTTCTAGTCGCGGTTGTGCCTCGTGAGCCGCCATCACGGACATTTCACGAATCGTCAGGGCCATCGGCCAGGCACGACGCACTGCCAACACCACCGCTGAAATACCAGCCTTAGGCATCCTACGATGCAGAGCACCGACTGCCAACCTGAAGATATTCGCGACACGCTTCGGATCGGCCTCCTCAATGCCATTTAGGCAGAGGTGTGCCGCATCATCGAGCTTGTCAGCTTCATCCTTCAGGTCGTCGTCTACTACCCTATCAGCTGGCTTCAGCGATGGTGCTGGGGTGGGTGGGCGGAACCTCAAGATGGTTGGCTCGGTGACAGGATCCTCGGACTCACACACTACTGAGGGTGGAGGTGGGAGGTGGTGGGGCATGGGCAACACAAGGCTGCCACAGCCCTCCACCTCACTCGCTGAGTCAGCTGGCGCCATGGTCGGGGGAGGCGGAGCAACAGGCAACTCTCGAGTCGAGACGACGAACCGCACGATGTGCGTATCGCCAATCCGCTTTTGAATCAGCCCATATGCCCACAACCTCCGGCCTTGCGCCCGCTGTTCCCACGAGAACACTCCACTCCTCAGCATCGGTGTGATGTCCGGGTGCCTGTACACCGACCCACAAACATCATTGACCGGGGACATCTCGATGGAACGATCACCCATGCGCCTCCACCGAAACTCCCCGCCGCCCATCTCACCCGCCTCCCCGTCGAAAAGGTGGGCCACCACGAAGAGCTCATCGCCTGGCTCGAAACGTTGGTAATCATCCTCCGTGAGGTAGTACATCGAGTGGTTCATCAACCACACGACATGCAGCCTCCCCGGTACCAGCGTCCGAGTCCTCACCTGGCGCATCGCAGCAACGCATCCACAACCACTAAGCTTCGAGTCACAGCCTGACAGACGGGGATCGTCAGTGCTCCACACTGATTCCCCCTCGGCCGTGCTTCTGACTCGACGCCTCGGGATCATGGAACTGCGCAACAAGTCAGTGGCGTCAAGCTGTGGACAGAGAGCATGCACTCGATTGATGCCTGCGTACGGCTGGTATGCATTCTGCACACGCGCTGTGTGCATGCGCCCAAGCCAACGATTGACACCACCCGACTGCCCTCCCACGTCCACGACCATAACACCACCGAGCGTGAGTTCTCCTTGCCACCCACCTTCCGGCGCGGGATGCACAGCTGCGGTTCCGGCACCACGCTTGGAGGCCAACCAGAGACACTCAGTCTCCGCCTCCGAGCGCTCCCAAGCTAGGCGGGGGTGTCCGTGCCCGGGTGCGGGTGGCGGTGTAGCCCACCAGCCAGCGCGCGCGCGGCTTGGTAGACCACCTGCACCTCCCGTGCTGGGCCCATGATACGCTCCACCATCGCTTGGAGTTCCTGGAACCACGCCTCGTCCTCTCGGTAGAAGCGCAGTGCCGGGTGCCTCGCCCCGCTGCCGTCCGCCCGCATCCGCTTCGGACTCTCCTCGGATAACACCTCTCTCCACCGGTGCTGCAGCGGGCGCGGAATATGGTACAGCGCCAGGTTGCGAAACCCGGCCCCGTCCCACTCCGCGCGCCCCATCACGAGCGCCATGTCCCGCAGCACCCCCCCGCCGAGCGCCCACGAGAGAGGGTCCACCTCTAGACCACCCTCCCGGGTACGCCGGAGGTGGAGTGCCGAACGGAGCAACTGGTGCTCTTGATGCGGCAACGCCTCCCGCTGCAGCAGCCGCTGCGTGAAGGTGTAAGGCGACA